AACAAGTTCACCAGTTTGATAATGGCCAACACCTGTATTAGCCATATTGAACACAACTGAATTGCTTGCTGTAATATCATTAAGAATATTGGTGATAGAAGTTTTGATTAAACCGGCAGAAGATATTTGACCAAACACATAGCCTTTAACAGTAAAGTTTAAAGTCCAAATAATTATTCTTGGATCCGTATCTCTTGGACCTTCATATGATGTTTCGTGTGTAGTAGAATTTAATACCACAGGTATTTCTTTAACCATTCCCATTTCAGGAACTAAATTTAATTTGATAGTATAATCTGGAGTAAAATAAGGAAGAATGTGTTCAATAATTTGTGTACCATCTTCAATGTTACGAACATAAAGGTAAAGATTAAAATCAAAATTGTATGGTACAGGATTGTATTGTGAAACAACTCCGTTACTTGTTTGTGCAAATGCTTTAAAATTTGTATTTTGTTTTCTTGTTGTGTCGTATGTAAGTCCGGACATTTCAAACGACATTCTTGGTAAAGTCATTTGAACTTTTTTATCTAAGTTTGCATCACCTTCTAACCGCTGGACATACAATTCTTTTGCTGCATAAGCAATAGGAACAATAAATCGTTCTGCTTCGGATTGGTCTGGATTATAACGAACTAAAGTAATGTCATTGAATAAATTTCCGAAACCAACAACAAGTTTACGAATGATTCGATTGTATGTGGTATTAGCCATTAAATAGTTCCAAACGGATTAATTTCTGAAAAGTCTGTAATTGTATAGGCAGAGTTTGCAATATATGCATTGTCGTAGTTTTCTTTGTTTGCTGGACTATTTAAAGGATCAAATGAAGCTAAGACGTGGCTTGCTGTGCTTGTTCTGCCAATAATTGATTGGCCATCAATAAACTCGCCGGCAATATTGGACACAGACAATGTGCTAGAAGAAGGAATCCAGGATTGAACAACAGCAACAGTAGCAGCATTCGCATATGTTCCGTCTGTTGATTGGTAAACAATTTCGTTGATTGCATATGTTCCTGTTCCTACACCAAGATTGAGGTGTAATGTGTAAGCTGAATCGGTAACCACAGAATCAATATCAGGAACACCAGTAGAAATAATTTCCTGAGAGTATTTGAATTTCTCCATTTCTAATTCATAGAAATAAGGAACTTTTCTACCTAACATGAAAAAGTCTTTTGTTTGATTCGTGAATTTGATTTCAAATAATTCACCTGTACCATTTAAAAATGGAATATAAACTAAATCACCTTCTCGTGGTCGTGTAAAAGTATTTTGTGGAATTCTTTCTGAAAAAGACCTTTTGGACAAAACAACCTGAACTGTGTTTTTAATTTCAAGTCCAAATTTGGAAAAGAACTCCTTTTCTCCGCCGTACTCAAGCGAATTGGAAAGATACATTTCAATCATAAAAGCAGATTGAAACTTTTTTACCGGATCTTCACCAAATAATAAATCACGAGCTTGATCGTTATCATTGGGTAAATAGTACGCTTCGAATCCTTGAACCTTAATAGATTCTACGATAAGATCCTCAATTACCCTTTGCTCAGGTAAAGATCCATAATTGTTAAAATAGTGCGAAACGGCCATATTAGTTCATGAAAAATTCTAGCGGAGCGCCAAAATTATTTTCCATTTCTTTCTCTAAGCGTTCAATTTCTGCTACTGCTTCTGCTTGAATTGTTTTTCCATCTAATGTAACTCCGCCAGGTAATTGTAAACCGGCAAACTTACTTAAATTATTACCCCAACTTCTCTTAATGAGTTGAGTGGCATATTCTTTGAGCCAGCGATCATTCCATACCAAATTATAAACATCAGGATTAATGGCAGCGTAACATTCGGCAATTACCACTTGGCCAATAGGTGCTTCTGAGTTACCCCAATTCCAGTCAATATACAATCTTTGCATATGTCTTTGGAATCGAATAGGAACTTCTCCAGTAAACATAATTTCTAGAGAGCGTAGATGCTGTTGTGTTAGAGTATAATTGATGTACGATGCGGAGGTGAAATCATATAACTCATTTAGACGGAGTTGATATCTAAGGTCAAACATATTGACGTTTGCCTGAGAGTCTGAGATAGGAAAGATACGAGAAATACCCACAATCTCCATTGGATTTCCCTGTGCATCCTGTGAACCACTTAAATCCAAATACCGTTTATCTATATCACCAAAAAGGAAGTTTGATACCGTCATTCCTGAAGTTTGTAGAGTACCATGAGTATCCACATATTGTAGAGGTTCACCTGTAGTAAAAGGTATTTGACCGCAATTAACATTAATTGTGGTATTATTTGAAACTCCTGCAATAGATGCTTGAGCGCCAGAAGTTCCGCCAACAAAGTATGCAACATTGGCAATAAAAGGTGCTGTGTTTCCGCTAGCGGTTATAGTGGATCCTGATAGACCTTTGATATAATAAACTTTTTGAAGTCCGTCAAAATGATAATCTTGCCAGTACTGGAGTGCGTCATCAATACGATCCTGAACTTGGTCATCATCTACGTTAATTTCGATGACAGGAAAGCCTAATCTGCGCAAGCAATAGGTCTTAAAATCTTGTCGGTTTGTGATTGTGGCCATCAATATCTCCTATGATGGAGTATTTATACCTGACTCCAATTCATTACCTCTATGATAACTTTTGCCGAATGCTCACAGTCTTTGCTCGTAATACGGAAATCACACTTATCCGGTGGCACAAAGACCCTATTGGTATCTTCAAAACGACCTTCTTTGATAGTATCCATCCAAATTACAACATCTGGATTAAGAATATCTCGCATTTCCACCAAAGGACAAACAAAATCACAGATGTTGAACTCGGTTTCAGAACCAGCACATAACATCTTCATTCTGGTGGCTTGTCTAATCCGACCTTCTTCCGAAAAGTCCCAATCACTAAACTGTTTTCGGACAGTATCGGCATTAAACCAAGCCACTTTTTTACCAGAATTTTGTAATTGTTTTTGTAATTCTTGAGCAAGAGTGGTCTTACCTGAACCAGGAAGACCCATAATCAAAATCTTTTTCATTATGCTGGTGGTGATTCTGCTGGTGGTAAATCAATAACGGTGTAAGTGGCGTACCATTTACCATCACCACCTAAAGTTGGTGCTGCATCAACCAATCCTTGAGTTTCTGTGTTGTATTCTGGTAATATATCAGGTGCATGCACTTGAACCACACCAAATGGTGCCAACTGTTCTGCTGTAGGTTCTTCTGTGAAAGTAACTCCAGTAACATGGTCAGACACATTAATATGAGTTGCAACAATTGCTCCATTTTCTACTTTTGCGTAATACATTTTATCTCCTTTTAAGGTCTTTTGAACGTACTTATATATTTTAAGAAAAAGTCTGTTTCTTCTTCTGGATTCAACACATAAAAATCAAGTGTTTCACCATTATCACCATTTTGGAAAGCAACCTTCTCAGGCAACTTACCTTTATAGGCAATTCCGTTAATTGCACAATAACTATAATAATGTTGTAGGACTCCTAATGACAAACGAATTGTCCAGTCATCACCACACTTCTTCAAATCATTATGCCAGATATCCATACCTTTTTGTAACCATTGCATATCAGGATTTGGATGTCCGGTAATGAACTGACTCCAGTAATCTACCATAATATAATGTCTGGCAAATACTCTCTTGGGGTAAGTTCTAACATTCTTATATATTAACTCTGCATTTCTACCCAAAGCTTTTCTTTTTAATGTTTCTTGGTTGGCCAATCCATAATGTAACACATATACGGCATCTTGCCAGAACATTTTATTACCTAAGAAATGTTCATCATCACGACTTGGATATTCATGAACAACACCAGTAAATTGAATACCAATATTATTTCTGAATAATCTATCGTGCATCACATCAACATTAATACCCATCTCATGTGATTTCTTGGACATACATTGTACTTGTCGTAACAAAATGCCGTCATAGTAATCACTTAAAGTATATTTGAATAATCGAATACCATTTTCAAGTTGTTCGTCAGCATCAATCCAGAAGATGTAATCTCCTGTTGCTTTTGATATAGAGAAGTTTCTTGCTGTTGAAAAGTTACCAAGGCCATCTTCTTCCAACCATTCGTGGTCATATACTTTATCTGTAAATTTATATGCAATACGTTTGGTATCATCGGTTGAACCTGTATCAGCAATAATAATCTCATCAGCAAAATCAGTTAATGTTTTAAGGCAACGGGAAAGATTATCTTCTTCGTTTTTAACAATCATACAGGCTGAATACTTTTTGTATGGTCTTGTTTTTAACCATTTGTCTTGGTAGTCTACTTCATTAAATTTGATATTATCTCCTTTAGAAGCAGTGAACCAAAACATCCAGTTGCTACACATCTCACCACGCCGGCCCGAATGATTATCAACACTCTTGGCAATATTTAAATCAACATTGTCAAAAATAGTTTTAAGGTCATTTAATTCAAAGTGGTGAACATGGTGAATCTCTAACTTATCTCTTTTAACCATATTCTCCCATGGACCATGAGGAACAGTAAAATAGAACAAAGTATTTTCATTGGCCAACTTCATTAAGAAGTCCAAAAACTCTGTAGTATTTTCAATGTGTTCTAATAACTCTCCAACCAAAACAACGTCAGGTTTAAAATCATAGTTTAATATATTACGCACACCATCAACCACATAATTTAATTGTGGATAATCATATGTTTCTTTAACAAAATCCAAAACTGCTTTGGATGAATCATACATTGTAACCGATTCAATATTATCAGAGAAATGTTTTAATAATGGTAATGAAAGAATACCATCATTACTTCCTAAATCCAAAATTTTTAATTTTTTGGATGGAAACATTTCAACTTCATTTTTTATTAAATCTAATAATTTAACTGCACGATCAGGAAAAACCTCATCTCTATCTTTGACGCTTGGCACAAAATCTGAAATTGTAAGATTATCTTTTTCGCCTTGGTCTAACAAGTCACGATATTTTTGGTCGCCTGTTAATTTCCAAGCGGCAACAATATCTGAGTTGTAAACTAATTGGTCAATAATCTTATCTTTATATTTTTCATGACGCTTTTGGAACATAAAATCAATTTCATTGTTCCAAGATTTAGCAACATTTTCCCAAGCATAATGTTTGATTTCTTTTTTGGCTTTGGCAACTTCTTCTTCGTAAACATCACCTTGGTATTTGTCGAGATAAGACATAAACTCACGAACATAATCATTGGTGCCATATTCTGCTTTTACTTTGGTGTCTGTTTTAACTGTTTCAGACATAGCATATTTGTCTGATGTGATTACCAAACAACCATTGTATTGTGCTTCTATGGCATTGATACAGGAGATTTCAGGAAAGTCGGTTGGATAAACCATGTAAGCACACTTAGAAAGAAGTTCATAGTATTCTTTCTTTGGTAAATGACCAATCTTTTTAACATTACGAGAATATTCTAAAAGGTCTTCCACTTCTTGATGAATCTTTTTAACCTCATCTGGTGCACCAAGTGTATGTTCATAACTACAAATATGCAGAACGGCATCAGGATTTCTTTCAATGATTTCTGGCCAAATCTTTTCTAGTAGAACTTTGAGTCCTCTTTCTGGTCGAGAACCATAGATGTAATTGTTTTTCTTTTGCTCGAATGGAACATATTCAGTAACAATTTCTTGGTCATATCCGTTGGAAGTTTTCCACACATAATTGGTAGGTTCAATATCATAATTCTTAACATATAAACCTTTGTGGTATTCACTCAGGCAAAATACTCTATCGGTACATCCAATGGCATCTCTGAAATTACCAACATCAATATCATGGCACCAGAGAATGTTCATTTTACTATCTACAGGAAGTGCCAGGAAGTCTGTGAAACGAGATACGATTAAAGTATCAAACTGTGCCTTCTCATCTGAAATAAATTGCTCCTGTACACGATAATCAACTCCATCATACATACCAGGTTTATCACAATCACAATATACCGTAACATCATTACCTAATTTGGCCATTTCTCTTGCCATATAGATTAATGCCGATTCAGAACCACCTAATGCCGTTTCATTGATGGTATTGCCATTAAACTTTAATCCGGCAGTCACAAATCCTATAGTTTTTTTCATTTAATATCCTCAAGTACCACTTTCAATTCATCGTATGCTTCTTGCCATGTTTCTGGTGTAACTTGACGAATCAATCTCAAATTCTCACCATACCAAGCTGATGTTGGTTTACCTTCTGCCCAAGTATGATATTCCATAATTGGTATCATGATAATTGTTTTCTTACCCATTGCACAAGCAGCGTGTGCTACCGATGTACATGATGTTATCACTAGGTCTAAATTATATATAACGCCTAGGAGGTCATCAAAAGTAGTTAGATGTGAACTTAAATCAACAACATTTTTGTTCTGTTCTAACTGTTGCATACCTACATCACGTTGAATAGAATACAAAGACCAATCTTTATTCGGTAAAGATTTAATTACATTAGATAGATTAACACTTCTATGCAACTCATGGTCATATCTTGGATTACCTGCCCATCTTAAACCAACTTTAAAATCACCGGTAATAATATCTTTATATTTCTCAATGTATTCTGGTTTGGCTTGTAAGTAAGGACCAGTCCACAATTCTTCTTGTTCTAAATCTAATGTGTATGCCAAACTCATCATTGGAGTCCAGAAATCATAATCAGATTTTTTATATGTTTTTAAATTGACGTGTTTGACAAATGGTAAATGGTCATATATTGCATCAACACCATGAGTAGATAATATGGAACAGGTCATACCCATCTTTTCAATGTTCTTAACAAATCTTACATTGATAATCTCGTCACCAATTCCCCCTTCACTTAAAAACAATAGATGTTTTCCTGGATGAGGTTTTCCGTCCCACATTGGTAGACCATCTTCAATTTTAGAATAAGAACCAAAAACATTTAATCTACGACCTATTGCCAAATGCTCCATTCCTGCTTTAAAATCGCCTTGCTGAATATAATGAACACCTAGATTAAACAAAATAGAATCTGCCATCCGTGAATCATACTTCCATAAATTATCTTCCATACTTTTGATAATTTTATATGATTCATCTTTTCGATTACTAGCAAATAAAGCGGCAGAATAATCTAACATAAATTCATCATCTGTGCCAGAATGATCCATTACAAACTTAAAACAATCTACTGCCTTGGTGGGTTTGTTGACACTCAGATATACTTTACCTAAGTTCATTGATACTGCAATCTGTTCGTCAACTGACTTGGATTGTTTTAATGCTTTTTCACCATACTCAATTGACTTAACAAACTTCTTGGCTTTACTATAACCATAGAAATATAAATCATTACCTAATAAATCATCAGGAACAATTTTGTTTTTTTGAAATAGTTCCAATAAGTACACTAACTCATCTAACAAATCTGCTCGTGATAATATATCAATAGTTCTTTTTACTGCATCATAATCGGTCATCATATTATTTTATGTGCTTCCAAAAATCCATTTGTTCTAAGTGATTAAATAAATCTAATGGTAGAATTGTTTGGCGTTGTTTAAATTCCACTTTTCTACGAACATGGTGTAGACCTTTGATATTCATATCAGTATCAAACTCATCATAACTGGCTTCTACATTTTCAAAATCATGTTCAAACCATGGTTCACCAATAAATTCATAAACTTTTTTCAATACTAATTTTGGATTTTTTGCCAATTGGTCATACTGAACAATCATAATGTTCTCTTTGTTAGGACCAAACATGGCTTGTTTAACACCATCGTAAGCAAAACCAATAAATGCCGATGGGTCTGTTAAATATTTTGCTCTTGAATATACAGATACTTCTGCGCCTTGTGGAAACATTTGTGGAACATCGTATGGGTTTTTGGCAAAAAGAGTTTCAAACGAATCAATGATCCATGGAATAGAACGGATGCAAACGATTGTTTTACCTTTTGGATACAAGTCAGCAAGCAAAGGTGTGAGATATGTCCAACCACGATTGGTGTCGAATACAATTGGCTTGGAGTCTTTATAATAGGTATTAGCACAAGATAACATCAAGTCTTTACGCATGTCTGTATTACATTGAAAACGATATCCACCTTGCGATTGTGATTCGTCCCGAATGGCTCGAAAGAATCGTGCTAAGGGACCGGATACAGAAGCCTGAAATTTAGGATTCTGATTTAGAATTGAGGACAACAAGGTAGTGCCTGAGCGTGGTAAACCAGAAATAAAGTGGATTTTTTCCATGATAACTTTCCATTCAAGATGATATAAAATACTACAAAATTACATTATAACTTATTCAGTTTCGGTTGGCAACTCTTGTTTAGGTTTTAAAAAGAAGAATTGTAAAAGTCTACCACTTTCTTTTGTATCACCAAACACATCACTATAAGAATGAAAGAGTGCTGGTCTAAACAAAATCAACTGATTGAATTTTAATTCAACTTTGGTAGATTCTTGCCATTTATTTTCCCAATCAATGTTTTCATGATTTAAAAAATCTTCAACATGTTGCATTGAGAATAGATTTTGTTTGGTTAATTCTTCAACATCATTTGGTATAGAATTCCAACCTGTTTTTTTATTTTTATAGAATTTTAAAAAATGTGGTTCTTCTGGTTCACTAAGAGAAACTACTCCTACCCATTGTGTTGCAGGATCAGGAAATTGAATACAAATATTTTTTGCTGGCGGTTCGTTTTCTTGATTGATAACAAATGTACCAGAACCTGGAACAAATTCAAAAGCATCCATATCTTGTGGTACACCAATAATATGTTCCATATATTTCAACATATCTTGGTTGGCATATTGCATGCCGCAAATTTGACCACCTAAAATGTTTTCATTTTTAACAAATTCCAAATTA